CCTGGCTATCGAGCGATTTAATTTTGTCACCTCTTGGTCGGATGCGACTAAAGTCATAACCAATCCCACCCCCTCTACGCATTGTCTCAGCAGCTTCACTGGCCTTCTCCATTATACTGTTCATGTTATCCTCAATTACTCCTGACACGAAACAGTTATATGCAGTTGTAATTCTATTAGATCCTATAGCAGCTTGTACTCTACCTGCTGGTAAGAATCTCATATTGCCTAATATATCTTCTAGCTTATATCGATGTTCATCATCATCTGATAAAGTCCTTGATATTCTTTTAATTTTTTCATCAAAGCTTTCGTCTTTTTGTCTATATTTCATTTCATCTATTTCTTTTGATATAGATGATTCTGGTCCTAAATATTCTGTATTATGCATTATTGCACCCCCTAAAATTACGATGTTATAGGGGACATTTAATTAGTCTTTCATTTTACCAATTTTATCAACTAATACATTTATTTGAGCTTCTAATGCACGCTCTTCAGGACGCTTCTTTCTAGCACCTAAATAACCTGCTAATATCCATAGCACTCCAATAACTACAGCTATACCAATCATATACTGCATAAAGTTTGCAATAGCGAAAGACATTAGTTCGTAAAACGAATTTATCTGTCCATCTTCACCACCGTAATCGGCAGCACTTAAAGGCGCATCATCCACCGCTATGCTTCCAGCCAGGGCACCACCCGCAGTCACACCTGCAACTATCGCAGGACTTGACGTCATCAGACTTGCAACAGCTGCAGCGCCAGAAGCGCCAGCACCCGTAACAATATCCGAAAAATCTGTTCGGCAACCCGCTAATAATAATATAGGCAGTATTAAATACCTCATAAAGTTTTCTCCTTATCATCCTTTCTCCTCTCTTTAAATTTACATTGCTCTCTCATAGTTAATTGTGGTTGAAACTTTTCTTTTACGTTAGTATCATTACAATTATCTATAAACATCATCAATGCTTTAAATGCAAATCCTTGGAATATTAATTTATTATTGTTATAAAATTTTCCTCGATCTCTATTTATTTCTAGTTTATATTGTTTATGTGCATATTTCAAAGTATTCCTCGTTGTACAAGCATCCATAAAGTTCCTACGATGGACCCTACAAAGACGATTCCTAATAATATGACTCCTACTACTTGAAGCATATTTCTACGTAGCTCAGCTTGTTTATATAAGGTTTCTTGTCGTTGCTTACGGATTTTAACTTGCATCTTTAAAAGATCACTCCATGCATTTGGACCATGTACCATATTAATCCATGTACGTAATTCTTCTTCCATAGCTTCTGCTTTCTTTTTAGCTGCAAATGCATCCATAGCTTCTTGTTCTACACTACTCCCTGCAAATAATTTTTTAAATAAAGGTGGATTTTTAGACATCTTAGCTGCATGATTTACATCAGAGACTGCTCCCATCCATCTTCCTATGTCGCCGTACATTGACTCGACATCTTTTCCCATTTGGAAGCCCTTCTTAATTAACGAGAAGGCGGTTGAGGCCGTCGCGAGAGCTGTTACAGGATCCATATATTATACCTCTCTATTCTTTCTTCCTCGGTATACAATATGCTTTCACATATATTTTGTCCCCTGCTATTCTTTGATTGTGATTTTGTTGTGCAACTTTTCTAGAATATTCTAAACAAGTATCTAAGTTATTAAAATATACGGGCTCTTGTTCTTTACTCGCTAAGAATACAATCAGCACCCATAACATTACTTCATCCAGCCTGAAGCTAAATTACTTATTACTCCTATTGAACCTCCTAATCCCATCATTAACCAGAAGGCACCTCTCCAACGGTTAGCAGTAGCTTTTAAATCTTTAACACTGTCCCGCATCTCTTTCATGTCTTCTTGCATAGCTTCAACTCTTTCTTCTAGCCTAGCTAATGCAATCTCTAACTTTTGTTCTTGCGACATTTTAATCTCCGTTGAAAGTTTCATTTTGTTTTATCATTTAATTTATTATATAAAGTAAATAAAGATTCAACTTTCTTTTCAGCTTCTTTTACAGAACTTTCAGTTCTAACTGAGCTAACAAAATTATCTTGTATTTTTTTATTAGCTGCTTCACAATCATCATTTAATTTATCAACATCTTTTCTTAATGAAGTTACTTCTGTTTGTAATCTTACTGCTACAACTAAAGCACCTAAAAAGAAAATTAATTGTTCCCAGTATTGTAACAAGCCATCCATATTATTTAACTATGAATTCTGACTTTCTCTGTATGCTTTATAATTATTTTTAACTGTATCAGTCCACGCTGCATTTGCAATAGCTTGTACAGAAGCGTCTTCACCACTTATATCTGTAGCTGTGTGTGTCCAACCAGTAATTTTACCATCATTATCTTTACTAGCAACTGAATTAAATGGGTTTACTACATGACGATGAAATGAACGAGTTAGTTCTTTCTTATTACCGTCTGCTTGTTCTTCCATAATCTTTGTAGCTTTACGAACTTGTATTGCCCATGTATTCACTACCTCAATTTTATCATATTCTATTTCTTTTGTTATATCACCTTGTGCCATATTATTTCTCCTACGCTATTCTGTATGCACCTTGAATTCTAAAATAACCACTTGTGTGAGCCAACATATCATAAGTATATGGTCCACCAGTATTACTATAAAAATACATATACTCTGCTGTATTTACCATTCCATGTCCAAATGGAGTTGAATTACTAGCATTTGTTCCTACAGCAGCTGTGTGTTCTCCTAATACAGCAAAAGGGAATCCACTAACTGTTATTTGATCTCCATCACTTGTATTACTTTTACCAGTTATATGAAGTGTAAAAAATACCATTTGTCCAATTTTAGTATAGACAGCATTACTAAATGTTGCACTACCAGAAAAGTTAGTAAATGCCGCAGTAAATGTACCTTCTTCATAGTCGTCTAATAATGCAGATGTTGAACCCCCTGCAGAACCACTTGCAGCACTAAAATCTATTCCACCACCATCTTGTAATACAATATTACCTTCATGCGTAAAACGTACTTTTTCTGTTGCAGCTTCAGAACTACCTAACTTAAACACCATGTCAGTTTTATTTGTTGTAGCATTAAAAGTTGCATCTGCTTCAGCAACTATAGAAGCTGCTACTTCTCGACCATCACCCGGTTCAGTTTCATTAGGGGCAGAAAATTCAATAGCACCTAGTATATCATTATTAGTGACATTCATATCACTTGTCATTAGTTTAAGCTTTGCACCAGTAGCTGTTTTAGCACCAATATCATCTGTAAACTCATCTGAATTACCAGTAGTTATTACAGTACCATCACAACTAGGTAAATATATAGTAACATCGTCTGGCATACTCCACGGATTAGCATCTTTTACACTTAAATATGTTATAGTACCATTAGCATTTCCACCATTAAATCCTATGTCAATATCAGTGCCAAGTATTATTGCACCATCATGTGGTAAATCAGTTCTTCTAGTATCAAGGTTCATAATATTTTTTAAACCATCATTTTTAGCTAGATAAAATTTCATTGCTCCACATGCTTCACCAGTATCAGTATCACTACTTACAACACTAATATAACCATATTTCTGATCTGCTGTGTTGCCACCACCACTATCTTGTTTTTTGCCATTAAATTCAAGTAAACCTACACCTTGAGGATTTGAACCAAAACTTTGCCTATTAAATTTTAATGTTGGTGTTGTAGAAGTAGAATGAATTGCTACTCCATCAGAAGCTCTAGAAAATAACTTTATACCTGTCCAAGAGTCTAAAGTTAAATGGTCACTATTACTAGCTGGTTTAATTACACCATCAGTAGACATTTTTATATCTCGATAAGGTTTTAATGCACCATTATCTGACATATCAAGAGTTAGTGCAGTTATAGCAGTACCACCATCTCTACCTGTAAATAAAATATCATCATCATTATTCTGACAAGCAATTGTAGCATTTCCAGGAAACTGCAATGCTCCATCATGTGTCATTCTCATCATTTCTGTAGCTGCGCCAGAAACTCCTAATTTAAAAACAAGGTCTGTTTCGTTATTATCACTTGCAAATTGATTTCGTGCTAAAGCTGTTATAGATGCTGCAACTTCATTAGCATCTGTTCCACTCACTTCATCTGGGGCAGAAAATTCAATAGCACCTAATACATTATTGTAAGTCACACTACCATCTGATGTTTGTAGTTTAAGAATAGCACCATCTGATGTTTTAGCTGTAATGTCAGTTGTAAAAGTACCATCACCACCACCACCACTAGCTTCTTCTAAACTAATTTTTCCTGTAGAATGGTTATAAGTTAATACATAATCATCTTGACCAGAACCAACTGTTTGATCACTGTCAAACTTAAAATTACCTAATAGTATATCACCAGTTCCATTATTAGTGAGAGTCATATTACCTACAGCACCAGTAAGTGTAACATTTCCATTAGTAGCACTAATATCTACATTACCATCAGTTGAATTAATATCTACTAATGCACCATTTAGTTCAAGTTCAACATCTGCAACTAAATCAAGAACACCATCTGCTGATTGATGAATGTATGTTCCATTATCACCAAGTTGTAATTTATTAGTTCCAGTTATATCAACTGTGCTACTTGAAGTTATCCCATCAGTGGTAAGAACACCAGTTACGTCAACCCCAGTAGATTGGGTTTTAAGTTTAACACTAGATGAACCAGATGCTGCATGCCATAACTGAACTTCACCATTACCTCCATCTAATTTCATGTATGTAGCATTACCACCATTTTGATTATCAGCAACAAATGTTATGTCGCCATTATCAGTATGATTTTCTATCTGTATATTTCCACTAGTTTCTACTATTCTTCCACCATATTGAGCTTCATAAATTTCAAAACCGCCATCAGCTCCAAATTTAGCTTTAACATTATTATTAAACTCCAAAGCCATATCAGATTTATCCCATGTCACATCTCTGTTATTCAAAGAGCCTTCAAATGTCACATCAGAATCAAAAGTTACAGTACCTGAAAATGTACCACCATTATAAGCGCTTACTGCATCTGCTGTAGTAAATATATCAAACACAATTACTTCTATAACATCATTTGAACTTAATGAAGATAATCCTGCTATGGTATTAGCTGTATTAGTGTTATATGCTTCATTAGGCTCAAGCAATACACCATTCTTATAAACGTCTACATACGCACCATCTTTAAATGAAAGAGCTTTACCAGTTGCTTCTTTAGCAGTATCACTAGCACTTATACTGGTTTCGCTTCCTGTTGCAGTATAAATATATCTTTGGCGTACTCCTCTAGTTGGAGACTTTCCTATATAAGCCATATGTTACTCCTTCCAAGTTACAGTTTTTAAAGATTTTGGTAATGCATCTGTTTTAGGATTTATAATAAAATCTCTAAGAGATGCTCTATAAGTATCCCACTCACTAACATTAGATAGCTTTTCTCTAACATCCGTTAAACCAACCCAATCACTTTCTTCAAGTCTTCTTTTAGCTTCTTCTTTATTTAAATCTTTTTTAATATCATCTGGAAGCTCTTCTACAACAGGAGGAGTATATTTTGATCCATCCCATTTACCACCATTTATAACAACATCATCAGGAATTGAACCAATAGTTAAACCTTTTTCAGGTTTCCAATCACTACTAGGATCATATACTATTTTGTTAATAATATTATTATCTTTATCTAAAAGAACGTACTGTGTCATAATGTATACCTCACTGTCCATATCCATACTTTACCTGCACTACCAGTACCACCTGCACCTGTGTTAGCATCACCTGATTGTTGTGCGCCGCCAGCGCCACCGCCTCCACCAGGAAAACCACCGTTTCCACCAGTTCCTCCGGCTACACCTGAACTACCACCAACACCGCCGCCGCCGCCGTCACCGCCATAAGTGCGATCAGTGCCATTACTACCATTACCACCGTCAGAAGAACCACCGTTACCTCCACCGCCACTAATTGGTTGATAATTGTATCCTGTAGTACCATCTGTAAAATAACCACTACTCCACATAGACCAATAACTATCCCATCTTCCTTTCCATCCTGCTCTCAAAGTTCCCCGCATATATGCATGAGCATTTACTATTTGCCTTGCAGTAGGCGAACCTACACCATTAAACATAAAAGACCCTCTACCACCTGCAGCTCCACGATAAGTAGCGTCATAGTATCCAGAGCCACCACCGCCTCCTCCAGGTCCAATACCCGGATACCCAGCATATGCACCATTACCAGTGTCTTCACCTCGACCACCGCCTCCTCGACTAAGATCATCAGCGGTAGAATCTTTTGTATTAAGCTCTGAAAACAATCCACTCTGAATAGAAGATCCTGCTGCTCCGTAGCCATCACCTCCGTAGATTCCGCCTCTACCTCCGTAACCCCAAGCAATCTTTGTACCATTAACAAGCGCAATATAAGAGCTGCCCCCATTATTACCACTTTGCCCAATACCATTAGCTGTTTTTGCAGTACCACCAGTACCACCTGAACCTACAGTTATAGTCAAAGTATTGTCTAAAACAGGAGTTGCAAACATTTGAAGATCTACACCTCCACCAGCACCGCCGCCTCCTCCAGATTCACCGGATCCACGACCTCCAGAAGCTCCACCACCACCTCCACCAATAGCATAAATATAAGTTATTATTCCATTAGTAGGTTTATTCCAAGTTCCGCTTGAAGTAAAAATTTGTTCGTCTACAGTTGTTTGTGAAGGGCTTACTATCCATTTTTCATTTCCAACATAGGACATTATGTTATCTCCATAATACTTAATGTTGCATCGATCTTAGCAGCAACATCACAATCTATCTGTAGTTTATCTCCAGTTTCTAAAGCTATCTTACCACCTGAAAGAACTTCAAGACTTGAGCCTGCAGGTATTGGTACATTCTTTAATACAAAAACAGTATCTCCACCATCAGGATCTAACTTTACTGATGCTGTTCTTTGTGATGTGTCTATGTTACATAATATAAGACCTAGCACAACGGTTGTAGTAGATCCTGGTACTGTATATAAATCTGCTGGAGTACCTGCACTACTAGGTGTTTGTGTATCTGTTTTTACTTTAAAAGTATTTGCCATTTATTTCTCCTTATCCCAAAGCTATCGCTAATGCTGTTGCATCATCTACTGTTGCTAAATTCTTTCCTGCTACTGCTATTACTCCAGGACTTACTCTTGATATTGTTGTGTCAGAAGCATGATTTAATTCAATAGTTCCAGTAACTTCTACTCCACCAGATTTAGTTGCTAACTTCTCTGAACCATAATGAGATAACTGAACTTCACCAGTTGAACCATCTGCTACTACATAATCAACAAAATTACTTGTAGCATTATTTCCATCGTCAGCTATAATGTGAACTTTTCCATCTTGTGCAGTAGTTCGTAACTTCATACCGCCTGTATTAGTACTTACCCAAGTATTACCACCATAGTAATATGCGCCAAAAATGTTTGAACCATTAGTACTATCGTTAAATTTAAGTGTTCCATTTTCTAAAACAAGGTCACCTCTACCAGTAGTACTTTCTACAACTAAGGTAGCACCATCAGGAAATTCTAAGGAATTATCTGATTTATCCCATACTGCATTATAACTAGCACCAGTAAAAGTTACATCACCATCAACAGTTAAACCGTCAGCAGTTATAGTTCCAGTAACATCTACTCCTGTAGACTTTGTTGCTAACTTTTCTGAACCATAATGATATAACTGAACTTCACCAGTTGAACCATCTGCTCTAAAATAAATACAGGTATCTCCTGAACCATCATCAGAATGAATATCAACATCTTTATCATTTGCATAATTTAAAATTGCTAAATTATTTGTATAGTTTTTGATAACTGAATTATAAGTTCCACCGAGATGTTGTATCTCAAGGTCATTAGAACTTCCAAAGTAAAGTTTAGCATCATCTCCAAATTTTAATGCGTCATCAGACTTATCCCAAACTACATTATAGTTATCGCCAGTAAATGTAACGTCACCATCATGGGTTGCACCATCAGTAGTAAGAACACCAGTAACATCTACTCCAGTGGATTTAGTTGCTAGTTTTACGCTAGATGAACCAGAAGCTGCATGGTATAATTGAACTTCACCAGTACCACTATCACAAACTATATAATCTACAGCACCAGAACTTTGATCGTAAGCTTGGAGTTTAATATCAGCGTTTGTTCCTGCATTCTGTGAAATTTCTAAATTACCAGTCCAATTTTGAAGAAGAGTATTATTAGAAGAAGATTGGTGGAACATTCTAAAGTCGCCCATACTAGAGCCACCTAATCCTATTTTAGCATTATCATTAAATCTTAAAACATTAAGACTTTTATCCCAAACAGCATTATAACTATCACCAGTGAATGTTGCATCACCATCTATAGTTAATGCAGTACTTTCTAAGTTTGCGGATAATGTAGCAACAGTACCACCTATTCCCATTACTCCATCTCCAGGAGCGTTTGGTATGTCTTTACGCAGTTTAAACTTACCACTGTCACTAGCATCTCTAAATAAACCAGCATATAATTGTTGTGAACCTGAAGTATTATACAGTCCGTAAAATCCTATATCTAAACTATCAGATGTACTGTTATTTCTAGCTAAACTAATTAAAGAATCTTTTACAGTTAAGTTATCTGTATCTACAGTTGTAGTAGTTCCATTGACTGTGAGGTTTCCTGCTATAGTAACATTGTTAGGTAATCCTACTGTTATTGTATTTCCGTTTTGACCCACCTCAACTTCATTAGTTGTTCCAGAAATATCAACACTTAAAACAGAAGATGAAGCCGACAATCCTGTTCCTGCAAATAATGTAGCTACATCTGCTAGTGCTTCTTTCTTAGGGGCATTATTATCTGTTGCATCATTAAATACAATATAGTCACCATCAGCTATTGCAGCTTCAGCTAAAGAATTAGTATCAAGATTTAAAGTCGAACTTGATTTAGTTAAACCAGTACCACCAGTATCTACAATAGATTTATTTTCAATAGATAATACGCCAGAGCTAGCTGACAAAGTATTATCTGAAGCATGACCAAGCTCTATATTACCAGTTGTAGTTAATACTCCAGTTATATCAACTCCAGTAGATTTAGTTACAAGCTTTTCAGAACTATAATGAGATAACTTAACCTCACCAGTGCTCCCATCTATAAATAAATAATCAACAACAGAACCAGAACCATCATCAGCACGTATGCGTATATCTTTGTCGGCTGTAAGACTTTGAATATATAAATCACCATTATAGGCATTAATAAGGGAATTACTACCACTGGCTGTATGCCATAATTCTAAATCATTACTAGCCCCAAATGAAATTTTAGCTTCATCTGCAACTTCTAATCTATTATCAGACTTATCCCATACAATATTATAATTAGCTCCAGTAAAGGTAACATCGCCATCGTGAGTAGCCCCATCATCTATAACAGTTCCAGTGACTTCAATACCAGTAGATTTAGTTGTAAGTTTTGTACTATTATAGTAACCTAATAATACCTCACCTTCAGATCCATCTAATGTAATATATGCTGTAGTATTACCACTCCCATTATCAGTTTTTAAAATTAGATCTTTGTCATCTGCATTATTTACAATAGTAAGATCACCAGTTTGATTAGTGATAAAAGAATTACTAGTACCTAATATAGAACTATGATAAAAATTAAGATCATCACTTGTTCCTGCAGCAAGAAACGCATTATCTTTAATTCTAAAAGTATTAGCACTTTTATCCCAAACGGCATCATAGCCAGAGAGGGCACCAGTAAAGGTAACATCACCATCAATACTAGCGTTACCAGTTCCACTAAACCCATTAATTACAGGAGTAGTTAATGTTTTATTAGTTAATGTATTGGTACTAGAAGGAGTTATTACACCAGCTTCATCAGCTGTTTGATTAATCCACTTTGAAGCAGAAGTATCATAAGCTAAAAATTCGTTATCTGCAGGTGTTCCAGTTATAGTAACATCTGTTAGTTCTGATAGCTGATCATGAGTAGCGACTTGACTATCTACATATGCTTTAATACTTTGTTGTGATGCAACTTTAACTGCAGAGTTACTACTCATGTCGTCTTCATCTAAGAAAGCATTACCACTAATAGTACCAGTAATAACTGGATTTGCTGAAGTAACAATATTAGCCTCAGCTGCTGTTTGATTAATCCATTTAGAAGATGTAGTATCATAAGCTAATACTTCATTATCTGCAGGTGTACCAGTTATATTAACATTATCTAAATAATTTAATCCTATTACTTGTATTTCAGTAGCATAGTGTAATGCTGAATATCCTGTAGTTCCATCAGATAAAGTAAATTGATTATTATAAGGTTCAAAAGCTATTTTTTTATTATCTGAAAGTATATTAGTAATAACTATATCTAAAGTTTGTAAACCTGAAGAAGTAGCTGAAAATAAACTTCCCTGTGAATTACTAGAGGTAGCACCAGTTAAATCTGCAGTATCTGGAGAAGCAGGTGTTGCATAACTAAAATCTGTTGTATCACTTGTAGCTGGCATTATATTAACCCTCTTCCGTTAAAGTTTATTTGAACGTTTCCTCCTGATGCTCCTCTCTTATTATCTTCGTCATTTAATTGTGCTAACTCTTCTATAAATAACTGTTTATATTTTTTAGCTTGATCCTCATCTTGTAAATAATAAAAAGATTCTGCAAGTGATCCATATAGTAAAAGCTTTTCGTTTTCATCTCTTAGCCAATGGGCTACTTCAGTACCTATATATTTAGTACTAGTAGTTGTTGAAAAAGTAACTGTTTGTCCTGTAAAAGTTTGTGATTCACTTGAATTTTGTAAATTAATAGATCTTGTATTACCTGATCCACTTACTCCACTTGTAGCTATCTTAGGTGGTGCACCAGTAGAAGTATTTAAAGATATTCCTGTTCCAGATAATTCCATATGTTCTACGCATTTAGCAGCAGTCGCATTATCTGCAAATGTTACTGTAATACCTGTATGACCTGAACCTGATCCAGGAAATGTACCAGTTATTTTAGTAGTATCCGCTGTAACTGCTTCTGCATGTGTAGCATATTTAACAGAAGGTGAACTTGTTACATTGTATAAATAAGTTGTACCATTAACAGTAGTTAAATATCCTGCAGTAAAGTTTGCAGGTGTAACATCATACAAAGCATTTAATGCTGGTAATCTTTTATAATAATGTAGCTCTGCTTTAGTTGGTGTAAAAAGTGTAAATCCTGTACCAAATCCTGGAGAATAAATAAGAACATTACCTACTCTTGACCAATAAGATGCTTGTGTTTTTTCTGCATAAATATCATTAAAAGTTCTAAGATCTGTTTTTTCATTAAACACACGGCAAGTTCTTCCATCATCATCTATTTCTCTTAGCTGAATAAACTCAGTAAGATCTGCGGGAATAGTTAATTCAGTTTTACTTGCAGCTCTATTACTTGAAGAAGTAGTAGCTGCATCTAGTTGTGTTTTAGAATAAGTAACAGTTTGTTCTAATGCTGTAACTCTAAGTCTTCTATAAACGTTATCAGCTGCATACTTCATACAATCTTGAACAACACTATCCTCTAAAACTGTATTATCTTTATTAGCCCAGTCTTGTATCTTATCTATGAAAGCGCTATAACTTGGCATAACTATCTCCCTAAGTATTTACAAGCAAATGTTTATATTCCGTTTGTAATATATACTTTAGCTTTTTCATTTTATCTTTATCACGCATGAATGTAGTTTCATGCAAATTTATTCCGTGGTCCTCTTTAATTTTAATAGCAACAATATCTGGTATAGTGGCCATCTTTCTAAAACCACTGTTATTTCGTTTTCTTCCAAAGTATGCTTCTCTATCTCTATCTAGTTGAGCATTTTTTAAATATTGTGAAACATCTTGATTAGCTTCCCAGTTACCTGTATCTAAATCAAATCCTGCTTTAATACCTTTCTTCGGAGCTATTGTAGAACTACCAAATGTAAATTCACTTCTTTTAGCCATCCTCAACTCCTATTAAGTAGCTGGTTCTGTGATAGCAATAAATCTACCAGTCTTACCAATATAACCTAATAAATCTCCAGCTGTTGCTGCTGTAAGGTTACCCTGTAAAGCTGGTGCTGGTGCACTACTTACATTTATAAGATCTAAATGTGTTAGCTTATATCCACCACCTGTAGCTGCACCAATTCTGTATACACACTTTTCTACTGGGTATATATTTCCTGCATTTGTTTTAATAACGTACATAGTTCCCTCCGTTATTTATTTATTTCTTTTTCTTAGCTTGTAATATTTTCTTTTGTAAAAAGTCTGGTAATGTTTTCTGAGCAGCTGTTAAACCTTCTCTACCCGACATTACTTCGCCGCCGCCTTCATAATATTTAGCCATACCACCCATTGCTTTATAGCTAGCTTTAGTTTTTAAGTTAGTACGATTACCTAAAGCATCTGTGTTACCTTTAAATTTAGGTTTAGCTTTTGGCATAGGTACATTAGAAAACTTTTGTTTCTGACCGCCTTTAGTACTTTTAACTTTAGTCTTACGCATTGCTGCGCCTTCTTTATGATACCCTTTATAAAAATCTGGTAATGTCATATTTATTCTCCAATAAAAAGGAGAGACTAATTAAAGCCTCTCCTAATATTATTTAACTAAGACCGTAGATTGCTCCACAACCTAATGGGTTACGTACTTCAAGAGTACATTCTTCAACCATCATACCTTTGGTTGAGTCACCCTGCTGACCTACGTCAACCTCTTGTAGAGGTCTTAGGTAAGCTGTAGAAAACCACATTGGATCATAAATCAATGCAGAAAAGTTAGCCATATCTGGTCTAGCGTTACCAGTCAAGTAAGTGCTTGCATGGTTATCACCTAACATTTGAGCATTAATATAAGATAGACCCATAATATAGTTTGGAACTACCATGATATCACCGAAGTCAGACATATAAACGTCAACAGACTGCCTTAGCTTTCCGCCTTCGTCAATGTTTCTAACTACGCCTGTATCACTAACCATAAGATCAGAGAAGTCTCTTCTTAGCTTTGGTGAAAGCATAACCTTAGTAGCTTTACCACCTTCTTCATAAATCTTCTGCATAACAGAATCAATATCAGTAAGTGCTAAAGTTCCTCTTGTTGGTGCTGTACCTCCACCTACGTTAATAGTAGCTCTTGCTGTTTGAGTACCTTCATTATCAGTACCTGCACCTGTAGTAGCTTGAGAAGGAGCTTGAAATTGCCCTACATAAACACATGTGCTTGTACTATTAATAAAAGCTTGGTAACCAGCAGCTGTTCTTGCATTATCGTTACCTAAAGTAGGTACACTAGAATTAGCTACATTCATTGAATGAATCATATCAAATTCAACGTCTCTTCGTAGTTCTGTACCACGCTTCTTAAGCTGGTATGCATATTCATCTGCAACACCTGCTTGGTCAACAGCTCGTCTAGTTCCTGACACAGCAATAGTTTTACCATTAATCTGTGTGTAGTTACCTAGTCTTGTTCTGTTAGGTCCACTTACACTAAATGTATTACCTGGACTTGCAGTAGGTGCAACCCAATCTGTTCCTTCAGCGATTACTGAATTACCAGGTGCTTCTAGTGTATCTGTTTGCCATTCATGATAAATAGCAGTTGCTGATCCTTTACCAATATCTGATGTGAACGGAGTCTCATCTCTGGTAATCATTGTTATAAAGTTTGCTAGATCTTCTCTTTCAGAAACATCCGCGCTTGTACCACGGACTGGACCACCTGGGCCTCTAGTACCGCGAACACCTAAATTTACAGCCATATTTTATCTCCCTGTAATTTTATAGTTTAGATAGTGACCGCTCAGCATAACTTCTTAGAAAAGCATCTTGATCTGCTTTTGATGAATCTTTACTTAAAGCTCTTTTCCTTAAAGCCTGTGCAGCATCTAATTGTTTTTGCTTTACAGGTTTAGACTTTTTAACAGGAACAGATTTAGTTGGCGTTACTTTTCTTTTAGCAGCACCCTTATTTAATCCTTGCTTTAAAACTCTATAATCATTAACAAACTTAACTATATTAGGATCAATAATAGTATCTAACACTTTTTCATCGATTCCTTCTTTGATTGCAAATTCACGAATATCTTTAGCAGTAGTTTCATTAAACCCAGGAATTAAAGTTGGAATAGTTTCGTCAAATACTTTTAACTGTTCATCCCATACTTTTTGCATTTGTTCCTTAGATTTTTCAGCAACGGTTTTTTGTAAACCTTCTCGCTCTCTTCTTGCTGTCCAATATTTCTTTTGAATTTGTTCTCTTTGATCTTTAAGTTCTCCTAAATCAAAAGAGTTATTTTCACTTCGAGCTTTATCAATCTTTTCTTCAATAGCATGAAACTCTTTAGCATGCTCTTGTTCAGATTTATATAAGATAGCAATTGAAGCATCTGACATTTCTTTTACTTCAGCTAACTTATCTTGATACTCTTTTTCAAAGTCTTTCCTTGCGTCACCAAGTTCACGACCCTTTTTAGATAGAGATTGTTCAGTAGAATAACCTTTAATAAGATCATTAAAAGAAACTTCAGCATCTTGCCCATCGATCTTAATAGATACTTTTGCTTCTAAGTCTAATTCTTCAGGAGTAAATAACGTAGTGTCTTGGGTAGCGGATTTTTCATCGGCATCCTCAACCACTTCTTCAACTTCTTCAGTCTCAGCTTCTTCTTCAACTTCTTCTTTTACAGGTTCATCAGTTTCTTTTGGGTCTTCTATTTCTTCTGATTCACCTGGGTCTACTTCAGGTACTTGCTCTTCGGGTAGAGATTCTTCTTCTTTCGGTACAAACTCCGAATTAGAAATAATGTCAGCCAGCAATTGTTCTTGTGTTCGACCATCCGGTGCGGTAGAGTCATCCTTTGTTGGGGTAGAGTCTACTTGTGCTTCGGGTATTTGTTCACTCATTTCTTAGTTACCTCTTTTTTAGGTTTTAATAGTGAGTTATATCTTTGTTGTAATGAATACAAAAAATATAATTTATCACAGTTAAGTTTAGTTTTACCACCACTTCTGCTTGAATCATATTCTAATGTATTAATCATTTCATCAATATTCTGTAATAATTTGTCGTATTCAATTTCTCGATACGTCATCATTGCCCTCCTTTAGGTATGGAATATTTTTTCCATATGTCTCGAAGTTTATCATTCTTTCTTTAACACTACCAAGTGCCATAGCTGAAGAGTAGAGGAACTCTCGAGATTTAGTTTCGTGTGGCTCAGTCTTTAACCATTCCACAAATAAGTCAACTAAGACTTCGCCATATACTTCATCAAAAAATTCATCTCTTTCTTTAGATGCGAAGTGCCCTTTAACATGGGCACGCCGCGCTAATTCATCTGGATGAATTTTATGTTTACCGTATGACTTTTCATTACCCAGCCTCTTCTCAGCTGCCGTACGATACTTATCCATACTAGCCGCCAAATATCATGACTAGTGTTGGTGTAATTACTTCTTTTGCTAAACCGATAGCTAGTACAGCTTTAATACCAAAACTAACTACGCCTGAAAATGTAATTGGATCCATAATGTCCTCCTATTTAATTTTAATTAACTTGGGTTTCTTTTCTTCTGGAATAATTCTTTCCAGTAGTATAGTTAAAAGACCATCTTCTAACTTTGCATCTTTAACTTCAATGTCATCTGCAATTGTAAACTCACGGGTAAACTTTCTATATGATATACCTTTGTAAACGTTTTTTGTATCATGCTCGTTTTCTTTTACAGATTTTATTTTTAATACATTATCTGCAACTTCAACTTCAATATCTTTTTTACCGAAACCTGCAAGTGCCATTTCAATTCTAAAGTTATATTCGTCTTCCTTCA